GCCCATGAAGTATTGTCCTGAGTGTGGAAATAGGATAAGTGAACGTACTGCAATGATTGAAAGAGGAGAACTTAAGCCTCGTAAAACCAAGCGCAAACTGTCAGCCTGGAACAAATACGTTAAAGCCAATTCCAAGAAGCCACGCTTCCGATATCGTGATGGTAAGCTGAACCTTAAGAAAATGGCAGTAGCGTTCAGGAAAACCCCTGCAGGGCGAAAGAAGAGGCGCTAATGCTGGAATTGATGCCAGACGGTGAAACCTTCAAGAAGCTTGGACCGGCCCAGTCTGCTGCTTTGGAGAGGTATTACAAGCGTGAAAAGGATAGTCTCCTGGATAAAACACTGCCACCACTGATCAGTACGGGAATCCCGTCAATTCTAGCGATTGGACTTGCTGCTGCTGCTTATGTTTTCAAGGAAGAATTAGAAGAGGAACTGAAAGAAGCAGGTATGACGGTTGTTAATTACGTGGGAAGTGGTTTATTCGAGTTTACTGGTCTTGGACAGATAACAAGCTTACTTGGACCCTTTTCTCAAGAGTATATTGTATTAGCTGATGGAACTAAAGTACAACTTACAAAATGTGAACGTTGGGAGAATGACCTGGTTAATATTGTCGAAGGTGGACAAAAAGCTTTACTGCCTATTTACATTAGTGCCATGAAAAAAGACGGATGTTCAAAACCTGCTTTTATAACAAAAGAAAATTGGGGTAAAGTATGAATTTAGGAGCGGTGCTTGTATTGTTGAAATTTGCCGAGGAGGCTGACCTTCTCAAACCTCCTTTTGTGAGTATTGTAGTTCGACCTGGATATGAAAAAGAAACTGCGCTATATCGGGCTGAAGAAGGCCTTGGTCTGTAAGTGGTTATTTCAGCCTTAGAACTTTTGGGGTACCTTATTGCCTGGTCAATATTTTATTTTATGTTTGCTTCGTACGTGGCCCAGAAATCTAAAGATGCTTGGGTAGCCTGGGCGAAGTCTCCTGATAGTGATGACGATCTGTTAATCATCCTGGAACCTATCATAGATGAGATTGAAGAACGAACTCACGGAATGCTTGAAGCTTTCCAATCTTCTTTTTTTGGTTCTCTGGGTGCAGCATCTAAAAAAGTGGATGATGCTACTGGACAAAGTACAATCAATGCGATAACCAAGGAGAGCCCCATTATGGGGTTCGTTGCGGACATGTTAATGAAAAGAAGCGGCCTAGAAGGGCTACTAGAGGGCCAAAACAGCCCCAAAGTAGGGGTAAAACAGCCCCCTAGTAGGGTTAAACTAGGGTTGAAGTAGCCCAAATAATATTACAATTACCCTTTTTACTAGGTACGTAGGCTTCTAGAAAACTTTTTTGTTTTCTTTTCTTTTCTTTTCTTATTGATAATCATAATATTATTTATAGGGGTTCCTTGTTTTGGGTTTGGAGAGATAAAATGTTAGATAACTATCCAATATATGAAGAATTAGTAAGAATAAGAGAAGTGTTAGCCCTGAAAGCCATCCTGGTAGAATATACCGAGGACAAAACCCCTACAGGTTATCAAATGATAATTGATAAATTAGAAGCCTATGCTTTCCCTGAAAAATTAGCATTTCCAGTAAAGAGGACTGATGGGTAAAGTCGGTAAGACCTTTACGATAGATCATGAGCTCTATACCTGGTTAGCTGAGCATGCTAAGAATGAGGGAAAGAAAGAGTCATATATTATCAATGCCATGTTAAATAATCTTAAAAGACAGTATGAAACGTGGTCTTGTCCTGAATGTAATGCGACTAATGCTAATCGATTTACCAGTTGTCATGGTTGTGATTATATATTGCCTAAGTCTTAAATAGATAATTCCCCTAAGAGGGGCATGGTCCGCCGCCGAAGAAATAATAGAAGAAAATCTGCTCGTACTTTTGGAATCAATGTAATTGAAACGGGAGCTGCGTTAGCACTCTTAACACAGACAAATGCAGGTTCGGCCATGAAGTCTTTTCTTGCAGGCGATCTTAACACAGGATTGACGACTTTATCCAAGTCGGCACAGTCCAACAAACAGGCTATAACCAAGACCCTCGTAGGTGCGTTCTTGGCAAAGGCCGCTGTACGTTCCTTCTCAAGGGGTTCGCCCGTTTTGGCGTCCTTGGGACCAATAAAAGTTCGCGCTATGACACCAGTCAAAGACGCGTTCGGAGGATAAAATACACATGTCAATTGTTGTCACGAGAACGAGTTCCGCCTTGAGCGCGACCACCAGTTTCCAAAGCATGACCAGTCAGTTCGCGAGTTCTGGCCTCAGCCTTGTCGTTCCGTCTGGAGTATCGCAAATATCTTCTATATCAATGGGAGTAAGTAGCGTTGGAACTGGTGCAGATTTCTGCAGTGGATTCAAGTTAACAGGAACGGCCCTCCAAGAGGGGGATGCCACATTTATGGGACCTGCAATCGCGCAGGCCGCAAGTGGTGGAACTGGAGTAGCTAACTGCGTTATTCAGGAAAAGACCGCCCTGGGCGTAACTTCTGGTAATACTCTGGATATTCAAATGGCTGTCACAACGGCCGCCACGATTGACGCAAGCTGCACGATCCAATTCGAGTAAAATAATGCCTGAGGGCATTCCCTATGCTAGTAGTAATGTAATAGCGGGCACTGGTTTAGACCTAAATTATCTCGGTCAAAAGGCGTATGCTTATTCTGGGGCTGTAGGTGTTCCAAATTCTCAAACTTTTCTCTTAAATTTTCAAACAGGTAATAAAATAATTTCAGGTCGTATGTATACGGGTTACTGTCAAGACGTCACTGTCGCTGCTGTAACGGATGACATAGTCTTTGAAGTAAAACTTAATGGTGTATTGATTGCTGCGCGTTATACTGACACAGCAAAAGAAGCGGGTACGATCAATATGATTTATTTCACTATGATTATCCCACCATATACTTCAGTCGAAGTATTAGCAACCAATATATCAAGTTCCACCGAACGGGATATGTGCGCTATATTTACTGGGACTATTGAATGACACTTTCGACGGGGCCGGCCCTTAACTTCTTCGGTGATCACATGTTCGCCTGGTCTGGACAAGAAGCACTACAAGCAGGAGGCATAACCCTGTTGGATTTTATCTCTCCTAACAGGTTCTACACAGTCGTTACTAACGTCTCCTTTGACTATAGTGGCTGTTCGGCAGGTGACGCTTTGTCCTGGACTATTCAGGGCAATGAGGAGGCACTACATGTATCAAAGTTCCTAATCGTTGACGCAGGTATCGGGCCCCAATTCCCCAATCTATACTATACGATCCCTCCCAATACGGGAATGAAAGTCCTGGCACAAGGTCCTACTGGATTAATGACCGTTGTCCTGGAAGGGAAGCAGGTAAGTTAATGCCCATGAAGTATTGTCCTGAGTGTGGAAATAGGATAAGTGAACGTACTGCAATGATTGAAAGAGGAGAACTTAAGCCTCGTAAAACCAAGCGCAAACTGTCAGCCTGGAACAAATACGTTAAAGCCAATTCCAAGAAGCCACG